GGACCGTGCCATCCGGCATCGGGTGCACTTAGAGCAGTACGCGGACGGGGTCGCGCAGCAAATTGGCCGCCTCCTGGTGGACTCCGAAGCGGAGGTTGTGGGCAAGTTGACAGCGCGCCTGGTCCGGGCGGCGCAGCGAGGCGGCTTGGACCGCGGCCCCGCCACCACGCGCCGGCTGCGCAAGCTGATGGTCGGCCTGGGCGAGGTGATCGACCACCGATACTCGCGCTGGGCCGACGCCAACGCGGACATGCTGAAGCCCCTGGCCGAGGCCGAGGCCAAGCTGGCGAAGGGTATGGTGCAGTCCACCCTGCCCGTGCGCGTCGAGATGGAGGTGCCCAACCCCCGCCTGCTGGCCAGCATCGTGGAAGACCGGCCGTTTGAGGGGCGCGTCATGCGGCGATGGGCCCAGAAGCTGGCCGTCAACGAGCGGGACGACATCGCACGCGAGCTGCAGCGCGGCCTGGTGCAGGGCGAAACCGTGGAGCAGCTGGTGGGGCGCGTGGGTGGCGCCAACGGCGCCCTGGCCGCCAAGCGCCACCACGCGCGCGCTGTGACGCGGACGTTCGTCAACCACGTCTCCTCTCACGCCCGCGAGGAGACGTGGAAGGCGAACGCGGATGTGGTCAAAATGGTGCAGATCGTCGCCACCCTGGACAGTCGCACGACGCCGATATGCTGGACGTACGACGGACGCACGTACGCCGTAGGCGAAGGCCCGCGCCCGCCCTTCCACTACAACTGCCGCACCACCCCGACGCCCGTGCTGCGATCCTGGCGGGAAATGGGCATCCCCTTGCAGGAACTGCCCGGCGGCATGCGTGCTGCTAAGGGCACGCAGATCGGCCCCGTGCCTGACAAGCTGACCTATGCTGTCTTCTTCAAGCGCCAGAATGGGACGTTTCAGCGTGAGGTGTTGGGCGCCGCTCGGTACAAGCTGTTCCAGGCGGGTTTGGAAGACATCCGCCGCTTCACCACCCCAAGGGGTCGCCTGTACACCCTGGCCGAGTTGTACCGCAAGTTCCCCAAGGAGGCGGCAGCGGCCGGCCTGACCGGCGCTTCCCCAGCTACTGCGACGGAGGCCGACGACGGGGGGTCTACACCGGCCGCATAGCGCCTGCACGGTACCCGCCATGGCGGGGGTGGATGGAGGGCCACAACCTCCCTATCTTTGATGTTTGAAAGGCATATGCGGTGTGCGCAGGTAACCTGGGCACATTCGCCAACGCACTGGGTGGCTGATCACCGCCCAGCCACGACGCCACTACCCATCCGGATGGACCAACCCGCGGCGACGCGGGGCGGTGTGGGTGTGGCGCCTTGCGTTGTACCGCACATGGCGGCTGGACGACTGGCCGCCACGACACTATCGACCGACGCCGACGGCGCGGTCGCGCGCACCGACAGACCGGCGCCGAGGGCGCGGTCGCCACCCGAGGGGGGCCCATGGCTTTTCGACCATACTACGAAGACGCGGATGAGATACCCGAGGCGCTGCGCGAGCACTACGCCGAGAATGACGACGGCCTGCACGTGCTGCAGCTGGAGGGGGCCAATGGCTGGGCCGTCGAGGACGTGTCCAAGTTGCGCAGCACGCTGGGCAAGCTCAAGGACGCGGAAAAGAAGGCCCGCGGCGAGCTGCAGGGTTTTCGGCAGCTGGAGCGGTCGCCGGAGGACATCCAGGCGGCGCTGCAGCAATTGGAAGAGCAGCAGGCCAACGGCCAGGACGAATCTGAGCGCATAGCGGCCCTGCGGCGCGAACTGGAGCAGGTGCGCTCTGCCAGCCAGCAAGAGTTGCAGAAGGCGACGCAACCCCTGCAGGAGAAGCTGGACCGCCGCACGGACCAGGTGCGGAATCTCATTCGCGACAATGCTCTGACGCAGGCTATCGCGTCGCGTGGTGGCAAACCGAAGGTGCTGATGCCGGCGCTGAAAGAACAACTCCACGTGGAGGAGGACGATAACGGCAACCTGATGGCGGTCGTCGTCGATGACGAAGGTACGCCGCGGGTGACCGGCAAGGACCTGCAGCCGATGGGCATAGATGCATTGGTCGATGAGTACCAGGCCGATCCCGACTGGGCCGGTGCGTTTCCGGGGACCAACAACTCAGGCGGGGGTGCCCCGCCATCCCAAGGTCGCCCCAGCGGAACGCCGACACCGGAGCAGGCCAGCCAGATGAGCATGGCTGAATACCGGAAGGCACGCGCGGAGGGGCGCCTGTAGCCACCGGAGGGTAACGCACCATGGCAAATACGCTGCTGACCCCGCAGGTAGTCGGGCGTGAGCTTATGCTGTTGCTCGAAAACCAGCTGGTCGCCGCCAGCTTGTTCCACCGCGGCCACACCGAGGAGTTCACCGGTGCCAAGGTGGGGGACAATATCACCATTCGCGGTCCCGCTACCTTCGAAGCGCAGGAGTTTTCCGGGTCCGTCGTGACGCAGACGGCCACCGAATCCCGCGTCACTCTCGAGCTGGAGAAGCACTTCGACGTCACTTTCGCCGTCACGTCCCGCGATTGGACCCTGGAGCTGGCCGAGTTTTCCCGCCAGCTGCTGCAGCCGGCGGTCGCTGCGGTGGCGCAGGGCATCGACGCGTACATCCTGGGCAAGTACACCGAGGTGTACCACCAGGTAGGCGCGGCCACGGATCCGCCCGATGCGCTGGCGGACCTGGCGGCCGTGGACAAGCAGCTCAACGAGCAGAAGGTGCCCATGGGCGGTCGCTTCGCCATCCTCAACCCGGAGGCGAAGGCCGACATGTACAGCATCTCCGAGGTGGTCAGCGCCGAGAAGCGCGGCGATGGCGGCCAGGCCCTGCGCACGGCCGAGATTGGCGAGATCATGAACGTGCGCTGGTACATGGACCAGAATGTCCAAGCGCACACCGCCGGGACGTACAGCGCCGGCTCGCCTGTGGTTAATGGCGCCGTCGCCGAGGGCGCCACGTCCATGGACATCGATGGCGGCTCCGGATCGGAGACCATCAAGGAGGGCGACGTATTCACCGTCGCCGATGTGGATGGCGAGTACGTATTCACCGCCGATGCTACGGCGTCCAGTGGCGACGTTACTGGTGCCACCTTCACCCCGGCCGCCCCGTCGGGCGGTTTCCCCAACGACAAGGCGATCACCATGGTAGCCAGCCACGACGCCAACCTCTGTGGCGTGGCGTCGGGCCTGACGGTCGCCCTGGTGCCCCTGGAGCTACCGCGCGGTGCGGCCCGTGCGGAGTACGTCGGGGATCGCGGTCTGGGGCTGCGCGTGGTCTTCGACTACGACAGCCAGACCAAGACGGACACCATCTCCCTGGACGTGCTCTGCGGCGCCAAGGTGCAGCAGCCCGAGCTGTTGACCCGGATCCTGGGCTAACCCAAGAGAGGGGAGTGGTGCGGTCGTTGTGGGCCGCACTGCTCCCCCACGAGGGTCTCATTCATGCCAGCATACATCCGCCCCTCTGACGGGTTCCGCATCGAGGTTGAAGCAGGGAGCGAGATGGAGGCGCGCATTATCGCATGGCACTTTGTGCCGGAGGGTGCTGCGCCCCCCAACCCCGCTCCGGAGCCCCCTTCCGACGCTGCCCCGCGCCCCAAGAGCAGGCGCCGGCGGCGGCGAACCACACAGGAGAATAGCGAATGACCGCATTGACGGCAGATAGAGACACCCTGCGCCGGGCGCCGGGACGCGCCACGTACCTGGCGGGCGTGGACGTGCTGTACAACGGCGCTTTGGCCTGCTTCAACAGTTCGGGTTACGTGATGGCCGCGGCGGCGACGGCGCTGTACCGCCTGGCAGGCGTGGTAGATGGCCAGGTGGACAACTCCAGCGGCAGCGCCGGCGACGCGCCAGTCACCGTCTTCACCGAGGGGGAGTTCCTGTTCGGCATCTCCTCCGCATCGCAGTCCGACGTGGGCACGGCGGTGTACGTCAGCGATGACCAGACGGTCACCACCACCCGCCCGGCAGGCGCTACGGCCATCTATGCCGGCGAGATTCGCGAGGTACCCAGTTCGACCACAGTCTGGGTGGATATCGGTCCGGCTGTGGGTCAGCTGGAGGGCCAGCTGCAGACGATCAAGGGCAGCTTGACGGCGGGCACTAGCACCGATGGGGGCGACGTGCTGAGCCTGGCCAACCCCTTCGGCGAGGACGTGTACATCCTCGGTGTCGGCTTCGACATCACCACGGCCGCGACGGGTACGCCCACGGCGGACGTGGGCGTCGCCGCGAACGGTACGACCAGCGACGATACTCTGATGGACGGGGTGGCGATAGGCGATGCCACCAAGTTCGCTAACGCCATCGGGCATGCCGGCACGAACGGAGTGGGCATGCTCAAGTGGGGGTCGTCCGAGTATGTGACTGCCACGCCCAGCGCCAGCGCGGCCGGCCTGGTGGGCACGTACCACATTCTGGTGTGGGTGCCGACCGCCCGGTAATCAGCGCATAGCGAGCAAGGACATTCAAGGTGGGGGCGCCGGGCCTGACCAGCTCGGCGACTCCCACCCCCCTGCAAGGCGCGCATGAGTCTGACCGTAGAAGACGGCACGGGACTGGCGACGGCGGACACCTACCTCTCCCGCGCGGACGCAGAGACCTACCACGACGAGCGCGGCAACACGGCCTGGGCGTCGCTGACCGACGCCGAGAAGGACGCGGCGCTGCGGTACGGCACGACGACGCTGGATGGGCTGTACAGCTGGACGGGGACACTTATCAGCACGACGCAAGCGCTGGGCTGGCCCCGCTCGGGGGCCTCAGACCACGACGGCCGGTACATCGCCAGCGACGCTGTGCCCACGTGCATTCAGCATGCCACGTGCGAGTTGGCCTTGTTGCACGCCAGCTCCGCCCTCAATGCCCACTACGAACGCGGGGGCGCCATCCGCCGCGAGAGGGTGGGCCCCCTGGAAACCGAGTACGCCCCTGGCGCTAGCGTAGAGCCGGCGCTGCCTGTGCTGGATCACATCGTGGGCGGCTTGGGCACGCGGCGCAGCTGGACCGCGCGCGAGGTGGAGCGTGCCTGACGCGGCGGCTACCGCTACGCGGGCCCTGGACCAGCTGCAGCGCGGCGGGACCACGTACACCCTGACTCGCACAGCGGCCACCGTCGCCACGGACGAGCCCTGGAAGGTCGATAGCGCCAGCGCGACCGCCTACACGGTGACGGGCATCCTGGCCGACTTCACGGCGACCGAGCGGGCCAATACGCACATTGGCACCACGGATCGGCGGTATCTGATTGCCGCCTCGGGCTTGGCCATTGTACCGGAGCCCGGCGACACGCTGACGGACGACAGCGAGATCCTGACGGTGGTATCCGTGCAGCCTATCCGCTGCAAGGCCACGGATGTGCTCTACTTCCTGCACGTGGGGCGCTGATGCTACGACGACGCCAACACCAGTATGACTTGCAGGACAACGTGCAAGATTTCAACCGCCTCCTGAACGAGGCGATGGAGCGCCTGCCCCAGCATGCCAACACCATCAAGCGCAAAATGGCTCTGGAGGTGCTGGGGCGCGTTGCGCGGCGCAGCCCGGTGGATACGGGGCGCTTCCGGGGCAACTGGCAGGTGGGCATCAACCGCCGCCCCACCGGGGAGGTGGGCGTCGGCGGTGCCGCGGCGGCCGCCCCGGCGGCCATAGCGCAGGGCGCGACGCAGCTCGCCATCGTGCAGCCGGGGCAGGATATCTGGATCACCAACAACGTGCCGTACGCCGAGCAGCTGGAGTTCGGGTCCAGCTGGCAGGCGCCGGAGGGCGTACTGGCCGTCACCCTGGCCGAAGTGCGCGAAGGGATGTTGCCCCTTGCCTGACTTCGAGGCCGCATTCCACGCGATCCTGGGGCGGTTCAAGGACCAGATGGACAGCCTGCGCCCCAACGTGCCCATCGCCTGGCCCAATCTGCCGTATGACCCCCTGGAGGATTTCAGCGCGGCCAGCCACGACGCCTGGGCCCGCATCACCATCCGGGGCGGCGACGCACGTATCGCCTCCGCTGGTGCGGTGGGCCATCGACGCTGGCGGCACGTCGGGGTGGTTATCGTGCAGGTGTTCACGGTGCTGGGGCGGGGCGCAGCGGCCGGTCTGGCCGTGGCCGACGACGTGGCGCACGCGCTGCGCGGCACCACCGTGAACGGGGTAGCGCTCAACGCGGCCGCCATCGAGCCCGTGGGCCAGGATGAGGTGGGGGGCTTCTTCCAAACGAACGTGCGCGTGGCCTTCCGCTACGACTACAACGAGCTGCTGCGCGACCTGGACGACTTTGTCGCCGATGCCGGCGCCACGGACTTCGGCACCTGGCAGAATCCACTCCTGTTGGGCGGCACCGCGGGGCTCTACATCTGGTATGTCAGCGGCGCCGAGTACGCCAAGACAGGCGCTGCGCCCACCCACGAGACGGACGGCACCGAGCGCGCCGCCGGAGCGGTGGTGTGATGGCCACGTTCGGCACCTGGCAGAATCCACTCCTGTTGGGCGGCCCCGGCGGGGTGTGGTGGTGGTACGACTTCGCCACGCCGTGCTGGCGCAAGCGGTACGGGGATCGTCCCGCGTCCGAGACGGACGGCATCGAGCAGCACTTCTAAGGAGAGCAACCCATGTCCGACAGCAATGCCATACAGTTCGCCTATGTGCGTGAGGCGTCGTACGCGACGGACCCCGGCACCGCGCTGCGGGCCGTGCCCCGCGTCAGTGGCGGCCTGCAGTCCGACCACGAGACGACGCGCTCCCGCCAGACCCGCAGTGA